GAATCGTATTTGCCTGAGTATGGAGCATTGTACGATAAACTTCCATTAGAAGCATATGTAAGTAGAAATCACGATTTGGATAGAGATAATTTTTTGCCTCTAGACCATTTGCAAATATGGGATTGTTTATCGTATGACCTTGCTGTAATACAAAAATCATTTCTATTAAATCTAAGTGGTAAATTTTATGCTAAAGATAAACAATGGTATCAAGGTAATTACATGTTTACTGTTGACAATTCTGCATCAGATGAATATCTAGATATGGGTGATAGCGAAAATCCAGAAGACCATAAATCATATAACTTTCTTGAACTAGACAACGGACAGTATGCGGCACAGCCGAACAATCGTTGTATATTTCTTGACGCCGCAAGCAATCCGAAAGAGATGCTATTTCCAGACTTTAAAGTCTGCACAAAAAAATATATTGTGGAGCAAAATCCAAAATGGGCGATTGGTGATGCTGATACAGTAATGTACGAATAAGGAGATTAAATGTCAACATACAAAATATTTTGCGATTCATGCGAAGCAGAATTTTCAATTACGCCATTAGCGGGATCAGACGCACGTCCAACAAATTGTGCTTATTGTGGATCTAATATAGCAGAAGAAACAATTACAGAAAAAGATGAAGAATTGCCTGATGGATGGATGGATGAATTAATTGATGATGAATGGTCATCGGAAGACGATAGATGATTATCGCAGGAGTAGATTATTCTCTAACCTGTCCTGCAATGTGTGTATTTGATGATGAAGATGGTGAGTTTAGTTTTGAAAAATGTCATTTTTATTTTCTGACCCAATCTAGAAAATATGATGTACAATTCAAAAACATAACAGGTAGATTTTTCGACCACGAAGGAATGACCGACATATTAAGATATGATGGTATTTCAAATTTCTTCATTGATAGATTGTTAGAGACAGACAAAGACTGCCACGTATTCTTAGAAGGATATTCTATGGGATCAAAAGGCAGAGTGTTTAACATTGCAGAGAACGCTGGCATTCTAAAATACAGACTATGGTTGTTTGCCGTAGAGTGTACAGAGATACCACCAACAGTACTTAAGAAATATGCTACTGGTAAAGGCAATGCAAATAAAGAACGAATGCAAGAAGTCTTTGAAGAATTCAACGACATTCGTTTAAAAGAAGAACTACATATGACTGAGAAGCAATGGAATCCTTCTTCCGACTTGATTGATGCGTATTGGCTTTGCAAATATGGATTTGACAAGTTGACATCCGAAACAAAATAGAGTATACTCTACGTTATACAATAGAAAGTGATAATTATGGAAGAAGAAAAACTTAGTTCGTTGTTTGGTTTTGACGATGCTAAAAAGCCTAGACAACCAAAAATACTAGGACAATTATATTCATTCTATTTGGTTGGTGAAATAACAAGTCCAGAAGATTACGTTGAATGGTATGAAATTATTAGAAACGCAACAGATAATGATATTGTTAAAATTCACATCAATTCTCCAGGCGGCAATTTATTTACCGCAGTACAGTTTATGCGTGTCATGGGTGAATCTCAAGCTAAAATTATTGCATCGGTAGAAGGTGCATGTATGTCTGCGGCTACGATGGTGTTTTTATCAGCAGATGGATTTGAAATCTCAGAACATTCTATGTTTATGTTCCACAACTATTCAGGTGGCACAATAGGCAAAGGCGGTGAGATGTATGATAACATCATGTATGAACGTAAGTGGTCAGATAAATTCATGCGAGGTATATACGTAGATTTCTTGACAGGCGAAGAGATTAAATCTATACTAGACAATAAAGACATTTGGATGGAACCAGAAGAAGTCTTTAAGCGTTTGAATAAGAAAGAAGAATTAATGATTGCGGCAGCCGAAAAAGCTACTAGAAAACCTAGAGCAAAAAAGGTTGTCACTAAACCCGTGAGAAAACCAAATGTCAGAAAACCAAAAGAATGAAAGTCTATTTTTAGTATCGTCTGCAATACATACTAAGCATGGAATCTTTAGTCCAGAACAAAGACTTCAACAAACAATAGAAACTTGTAAGTCTATCAAGAGTCGGTGTCCAGCAGACATTATTATTATTGATGGTGGTGATAAAGACTTGTCTGAAGATGAGAAAAAAGAATTATCACCACATATCGACACATTCGTTAGTTTCTGTGAGTCGCCACATCTAAAAAATATTCTTGTTATTCCTAGTCAAGATATTGTAAAGAATATGGCTGAGATAATGACATTCGGCACTATGTACGAACAGTTAATTGAGAGTGGCGAATATAAAAAATATAAACGTATATTTAAGATGAGTGGACGTTATACATTGAATGATGAATTCAATTATGATACACACTACAATGCGACAGGAAAAATTATTATTCGTGGACCATTCACTAGTCAGTTTACACCAGCAGTTACTGGAAATGTTATCTTTCAATACATGAGTAGACTTTGGAGTTTTGATTCCGAATTACTTCCTGAGATTGCACACACCTATAGAAACATGTATGCCACTATGAACAACGTTTTGAATTCTGGTGGATATATTGATATTGAACATTTACTATTTTCGCATTTGAGAGAAGAGTTGATTCAAAGAATTTCAAAAATTGGAGTGCAGGGAAATATCGCTCCTAATGGTAATAGGGTATCAGATTGAACTATAAAATTTTTCAAATTTGTTTTGAAGATAGACAGATTCCATTAGTTGACCCTCTGCTAACGCCATTTGACAATACTTCAAATGAGAAGCCTGAGTTACGTGAGTTTCATTCATTCAATCGTATCATTGACGAAGGCTTTGCAGATGACTTAGATGCTTGGGGCGTCTTTGGTCCTCGCTGGCAAAGCAAGATGCGATATGAAGCTAACACAATCAAAGATGCTGTTGATAACAATGACGGCTATGATGTTTACATTTTCAATCATGCTAGAGTACAGAATGCACTAACTGCGAACGTGTGGGAACAAGGTGATTATTTTCATCCAGGAATTAAACAAGTTGTTCGTTCCGCATTTATTGCTGGTGGCTATGACACTAATGCACTTGACAATGTAATGACAGATTCAACTTGCTATTGCAGTTACTTTGTTGCGACAAAAGAATTTTGGTTGGACTACATTGCATTTGTAAAAGATATCAAAGAAAAACTTGAAGCATTGACTGGTGAAGATGCGGAAATCTATCATGGTAGTGCAAACTATAGCAGAGACCCTAATCTGAATATGTTTCCATTTATTGTTGAACGATTATTCTCTACGTTTCTTCAGATGAAAGAATATAAAGTCTATAGTCAACCATACGACTATAGCGTGTACAAAAATCAAATCAATGATTTTAGCAAAGTGTTAGAATCGTTATATGGTATTAAACGTGTAGTTGTTGAAAAACAATCACAAGAACTTTTTGAACATTGGAATTTATTAAGATTGTATTTTGCAAAAACACATCCCGATTTATTTAACTTGGATTGACAATATGATTATTGATTTGTTTCGCCCTACTATAGAATGGATTAAAGATGATTTTAAGTCTAACAGAATTCGCTTTGCTGTTGAGTTGCTTGCTTGGGCTATTAGCATTGGTTGTAGCATTACTATGGCACTCACAGTCCCCACCCCTCCGCTTCTTGCTCTTTATCCTGTCTGGATCCTTGGCTGTGCTTTGTATGCTTGGGCTTCTTGGACTAGGAAATCTTTTGGCATGTTGGCTAACTATATTCTGCTAACAACTATTGATTCCATAGGACTTATGAGGATGTTATGGAATTAAATCAAATTTTAATTGCAACAACAGTATTCGGAATTTTATTGGCACTTGTATATGGACACATAACATTCGCTAAAATTAAAGACTGTTACGGCATGTGGTTTAAGAGAGAATATTGGACTGACTATAATACTGTAGAGTTTGCTAGTTGGGCGGCTAAGGCAGTTATTATCGTGCCGGGTTTGATATTCGGTATTAGTGTTTGGTGGTTGTATTTCTTTACACTAGCAACAAGTCTAACGTTAATATGGGCAAGCGAAAAGAAGCTATTGCCAACATTGGTAGGATTTAATACCATATGGGCTTGGATTTCCTGTATGGTACTTGCAAAACACTTGGTTTGACTTTCAACCAAACCTGAGTTATAATGAATGTATTGACTTGAGGAGCATATATGGCAAACAAATCTTGGACTATAAACTTGGAAGAAGATCCCGAAACCGGTGACTTGATTCTTCCACTAAATGATGATATACTAGAGCAAACTGGTTGGAAGACTGGTGATTCTATTGATTGGATTGATAATAAAGATGGAAGCTGGACTATGAAGAAAATTGAAACACAATGGGTTCTTGTTGAGACAATCTCTACATTCCGTGAACGCTACATGGTAGAAGTCCCTGTTGGCGTTGACAGATATGGCAAAGACAAAGCTGATTGGGCACTTGATACTGTCACTATGGAAGAAGCCAAAGAATTCTCGCAAGAACACTTAGGCGAAACTATCGTGTCGCATCGTGTCGTTACGAAAGAAGAAGCATTGGCAATGTGCGATAAAGAGAATGACTATGCAAAAAAATGGAATGATGAATTGAAAATGAAAAATTTCTTCACAACAATGGCAGAACACATTAGAGAGGATGATTACAATGACGCTACCTGATGAAAGATATCGTGCGTTACGTTGTGGAGAACAATTGCTTTTAGATTTGTTGAATCCTAATGTAACGCCTAGAGTCCCTAAATACATTCGTCAACGTGCTTTGGGTGTTCTACGACACTATCCAAGTTCATATCACTTTGAAAAGATTGTGGAGAATTTGCGTGAGGAGTTTGCAATCAATAATGTATTCGTGAAGGTGACGAATGAAAGCGAAAACTGAAAATGAAGTTGTACACTTCTTGAAAGAGTTATTGCATCCAGAAGGTTTTGGATGGGCAGTAACAAATGAGGTTCGTAAAGAATCAAAGCGACTTTTAATTATGATAGAGAGTGAAAGTATCAATGAGCAAGATTCAACAATTCGGCAGACCGTTTGAAACGTTTGACCCTAGCAATAAAAAACATCGAAAGATTTTTCACGATGTAATGCGATATAGAACTTGGGGTAGGTCTGCAATTTGTTTTTGGGCTGAAGATGATTCTTCAGGTTCGAATAGTTTGATGGATCAATGCATTAAAGCAATGGGAAGATACTATATAGAAAAAGAATTCGGCGCATTGATTGATGATGATCCGTTTAACTCTGGAAAAGAAACTCGCAGTCGACCTAATCCACACCCATACATCTACACTAGAAAAACGACAATAACATGAAAATCTACATCGGACCTTATAAAAATTGGGTTGGACCATATCAAATTGCTGACGCACTTTGCTTTTGGGCAAAAAATATTGAAGATGAATATGGATACAAACGTAAGCCTGATTGGGTGCATAACTTTGGTACATGGCTTTCTCATGGAACTACAAATGAAGAAATTACAGATTCAAAGGATGCTCCAGAAACTTGGCTGTTGAAACTGTGTCAATGGATAGAGTCTAAGCGTAATCGTAGGTCTTATATTAAGATTGACAAATACGACACATGGTCAATGGACCACACACTTGCAATGATTGTCTTGCCTATGCTGAAACAATTGCAAGCAACAAAGCATGGCGCCCCTAATGTTGATGATGAAGATGTGCCAGAAGAACTAAAGTCAACTTCAGCGCCAGCAAAAGAGAATGAATACGAGACTGACGAAAATCATTTCAAGCGTTGGGATTGGGTATTAAACGAAATGATTTTTGCATTCAACTGTAAACTTGATGACTCATGGGAAAAAGAATTTCGTTCTGGTGAACATGAATTGATTTGGACTCCTGTTGACAAAGATGGCAATGTGGTGCCCAAAGGAGAACACAAACATTTCAAAATGAGCCATGGTCCTAACGACACATACAAGTGTGACTATGAAGGCATGAAAGTTGTTGAGACAAGAATTCAAAATGGATTTCGTTTGTTCGGCAAATACTATCAAGCACTTTGGGATTAATTCAATGCTAAATACTTCTATATAATCATAGAGGAGACAGCAATGGACTTTTTTACAGAAGATGCAGTACATCATTTAATTCCAAAAGTTAAAAACTTTGAGGAATGGTATACTAATCTAGGTGATATTTTACCTGAGTATGACATAGACACACCAAAGAGAGTTGCGGCATTCATGGCACAATGTGGACATGAGTCTGGTGGCTTTACTCTCATGCAAGAGAATTTAAATTACTCTGCTAAAGGTTTACGTGGCACATTTGGTAAGTATTTTCCTAACGATGAAGTAGCAAAACTATACGAACGCAAACCACAAATGATTGCTAATCGTGTTTATGGAAATCGTATGGGCAATGGGGATGAAGCATCTGGAGAAGGTTGGTACTTTCGTGGTAGAGGCATTATACAAATTACGGGCAAGAACAACTACACTAAGTGTTCACAATCATTGTTTGAAAGCAATGTGTTAGTTGAGAATCCCGATTTGCTACTTGAGTCTGAGTATGCGATTCATTCTGCTTGTTGGTTCTGGTCTGCGGCTAGACTGAATGAACTATCAGATATTGGAGATATAAAGACAATGACGAAACGAATCAATGGTGGATTCATTGGCTTAGAAGACAGAATCAATCATTACAATCATGCGATTGAAATTTTAACTTAAGGGAAAAATCATGGAAATTATTATTGGATTAGCTATTTTTGTCGGACTTGCTTTCTTAGCACATCAATGGCACGTAAAAAATAAAAAGGAAGAAGAGGCACACGGCGGTGATCCAGCAAAGTGCCCCTACTTGAATCCGAATGTAAAGTCTGAGGATATTGAAAAGAATATAGTAGAAACTACTGCGCCTGTTGTGGGAAAAGTTGTTAGTGCTGAAATTGTAACTCAACCTAAAGAAACTCCAGTTGCAACACCGGCAGTAGAATCAAAACCTGCACCAGTAAAAGAGCAAGCATGGACTAAGAATCCTCCTGCGTCTATTGCTAAACGTGCGCCAAAAAAACAAGTAGCTAAAACTACTACTGCGCCTAAGAAGAGATCACCGGCACCAAAGTAATGTGCTACTATTTTGTGTCTGGTTTAATTCCAATATTTAGATGAGTCTAAACTATCCCAGTAAGCCTTGTTATTACGATTAATAAAATTTTTTGTTAAATACTTGGCCATACCCATATAGCCCATCTTTCTGAACCTGCGACTGTCCTGACCAAAATGATGTTTAATAATCCTAAACTTTTTAGGACTATACTTTCTGGATAAGAAATAGTCCTCAGACGTTGAAAAGTTTTCAGGAAACCCACCATACTCTTCAAACTTATCTTTACGTGTCAACATGAATGCACCAACTGCAAATGGTGAAAAGAATTTTAATGTGTGATTAATTAGGTTAAATGCAGTAAAGCCAATCTTTGCACGTATATCTTTATCGTAACATTTGATGTTTAGTCCAATAAGATGCAGTTTCTTTAATTCCATCTTGTTAACAGAATCTTGAATAACTGTATCTTTAAAGAATCGAACATCAGCATCGATAAACAGAATGTACGGAGTAGTGACTAGCCTTGCTCCATTGTTCTTAGCAATAGACACTGGACCACCATCAACGATTTCAACATTCAGTCCAATACTGTTATCCTTAATAACTTGTCTAGTGGCATCGGTGGAACAGTCAGCAATGATTACTCTAGTGTCACCTATGTCTTGATTACGTAAAGCATCTAATAAATGATGAATATAATTTTCTTCATTCTTACAAGGCACAACAATAGTAATTTTATCACACAGTTTCATCATTGTCTTTCTCCTTAGTCCAAGTTATAATTTCCCAGCGGCCGTCATGATGTTCTACAAGTGCTGTACAACTTTCAACCCAATCGCCATCGTTCATATACATAACACCATTAATTTCTTTAATCTCTGCGTGATGTATGTGTCCGCATATAACTCCATCAAAACCTCGCTTCTTACAGTAATTGGCCAAGTTTTCTTCAAACTTGAACATAAAGTCTACTGCCTTTTTAACTCTGTGTTTAAGAAACTTGCTAATGCTAAAGTACCCAAAACCCATGCGATGACGTAGCCAATTATACCTACTATTGACAGAAAGGATGAAGTCATATGCTTTATCTCCCAAGAAGGCTAACCACGGTGCCAGTTTAGTAATGCCGTCAAACAAGTCTCCATGCGTGACTAGATAGTGCTTGCCGTCTGCACCTATATGTTCTATTTGATTGTGAATTTCAACAAGACCAAAACTAAAACCATATGGTATCATTGGTCTAAGAAACTCATCGTGATTCCCGGCTATATAAACAACTCTAGTGCCACGTTTTGCGTGACCTAATACTCTACGCACTACATTGGTATGGCTTTGTTTCCATCGCCAGTTGTTTTGTTGTATACGCCATGCATCAATAATATCACCCACTAGATATAGTGTGTCACAAGTATTATGCTTTAAAAAGTTATTTAACTTATCTGCTTGACTATCTTTGGTACCTAAATGAACATCACTCACAAAAATAGAACGATATGTTTTCATAGGCTAAAACGGTAAAAACTTTCCTATCAACCCGTTGACTATTCTATCTGATAGGTCGTCTGGTAAGAATTTAAGAAATCCCAAGAAGTATAACGCTACACAACCATAAACAAATATTTTTATACACACATCAAATGTTTTTTGGTATTCGTTCATCTTCCACACCTAGCACTTGTTTGGCACCATTCTATCAATTCATAAGTACCGATACCAAATATGAATATGACAAATGCAACTGCACCTATAATCATTCCCCACTCATTTAACTCTTCTTCTTTTTGCTTACGCTTACGCTCATTGGCATTGAAGAGTCTTATTTCTTGGGCATCGTCTGCATCCATTTCAGCTTGACGAGCCTTGATCTTGTTCCATACATCAATCTTGCCTGTTTGCATAAACAGCATTTTCAATTCCTCTTCAAATGCTCTGGCCTGTTCAAGCGCCATCTCAATCTGAAGTGCGGTTCCCATGTTGGAACCTTTCTTAGAACTTTTAGCCTCCATCAATGCTTTAGTTGCCGTACTCTTAGCATCGAACATCTTGCCAATCATTGGGGCAAGAGAGCCTAGGTCATTGGCAACTTTGGCTGCCTTTTTGACCATACTGATTGCGGATGTAATACCCGCTAGTGCTGTGATTGGATCTATCATTTGTTTATTCCTGTTTACATATTTCTTTGTGAAGTCGTTGTGAGCAATCTTTTTTGGCCCACTCTAAGCAGTATACTTTTCTCTCATAAACATCACCAGTCCATCCCCAACGGACACACTTTAACGTTTCGTCTTTTTTAGTCTTTTCTGCACTTGCACTTAAAATTATTAAACATATTATAAAGACTATTAGCTTTATAGAACGATTGGTAGCCAAAGCCACAGACCTTGACTCATTAGTATTGCGGCAAAAAGCCCAACACCGATACTAGCAAAATATAACGACATACTAACAGCTAGAATACTGGCTGTCAATAAAACAATTGCGATTTGAAATGCAGAACCTGCAAACGTCAACCAAGGACCAGACTTACGAATCTGATCTCTCTCGGCCTCAAGGCCTTTTGCTTTTGCCATTAGTTCTTTTTTACCTTCACCTGTTGCAGGTTCAGATTCATATCTGTCAATCTTGGCTGTTAGCTTTTCTGCTTTATCAAATTGTTTTCTGTCAATAGCATCATCTCTAGCCATCTCAGCAAGAGTTTGTTTAACTGATTTTGCTTGATAGAATGCCCAAGTATTGTTTGCACTAATTGTATTGTTCAATACTTTACTGCTATTGCCACTTGAAATATATGTATTGATTGCAAGCAAAGCGGCTAGAACAGTAATCAACCATCCCGCTTTATCTTTAATACTTGCCTCACGTTCACTACGGGACAATGGTTTCTTTTCTGATAGTACTACTTCTGCCATGTTTACTCCTAAAACAAAATGATTAATTCAACATTATTTATGGTAAACCAAGTTTTTGGCAGGTTTCAGAGGGGGTTTTTGTTGTTTTTCTGCAACAAAAGTCAAAATAACCCTTGACTTGTTGTCCTACTATGCTATACTAGTCATATGACATTGAGAAAGAAACGTTCCGACCGAAACCATGTACTGTACAAAGTTACGTGCGTGGATACTGGCGATTCATATGTTGGTCTGACTGTTGCACAGGGTCAAGCCTATACCCGTTCGGTTAAAATCCGTTGGCAAAAACATGTGAGTCGTGCAAAGTGCGAAAACAAAAATTGGGCAATGTGTACTGCATTGCGTGACTTGGCTGGTGCGACTTGGCAATATGAAGTTCTTGAAGTGATTCGTGGACGTAAACCTGCACATCAGCGTGAAAGAGAATTGATTGCCGAATTTGAACCATCGTTAAATACATTTTGACATGCCATATATGATGTGTTATACTGTTTAAAGTAACATATAGGAGAGTTTATGAAAATTGGTCCGTTTACACTTGCGCCCGAAAAAACAACTGCTGGCATCATTGTTGGTGCATTGATTGCTTGGGTGTCGTTGTACATTCTAGGTTCATACATTACATTATCTGCGGTTAATACTTTGTTTTCCGCAAACATTCCCGTAACGTGGGAAACTGTAATGTCGGTGTTTTGGTTAACTGCAATAATTAATGCTATCGTTGGGAGTTCAAAGTGAAATTTTTAGTTGCTGGATTAATTAGCGTTTTTGCAATAAGCAATTCTATTGCTGGACCATCCATCTTTGGTGGTGGAAGTTTTATTTCAGAGTCTAGTCAAAATTCTGGTGACGATTACGTAAAATATGATTTGGCTAGGGTCGTAAGACTTCATCCCATTACAACTTCTAAAGTCTACAGCGTTATTCGTCAATCATGCACACTAGTTGAAGACTTATCTCCATCACCTCCAGTCATTGGTGGCGTTGTTGGTGCAGGTCAGTCTAAAATGATTCAACGTTGCATTCCATATAACGATAGAGAATATAAACAAATCATCACTGGATATGATGTTACGTTCGAATATTTTGGACAAATACGCACAGTTCGTATGGAAAATGATCCAGGAAATACGGTAAGAGTTAAAACAGTTACGAGTGTGTATGTGATTCAGTAATTATGAAAAAGTTAAGTGTGCTACATAGTATTATAGCAATTTCTTTTTTTGCATCTAGCGCAAAATCTGAAGTTGTTCTTGTCGAAGATTCTTCTACTCAAAGTGGAATCTATATGGCAAAGGTCATTTCAAAGAAACCTATAATAGAGAAAGTGGCACACATGACAACAAAAAATTACTGTGAAAGATATCACGGAACTACACATTATAGTAATGCGTCTGTTAGTTCTCCGATAATTGCAAAGACCGAAGGAATTTCAAATCCTGTATGTAATCTTGTGACGCATCAAAATTATTATGATGTGGTTAAAAGTTATCAAATAACATACGATTTCAAGGGTACACTCAAAACTGCAATACTACATTATGAGCCAAGTGAATTTGTGCAGGTGTATAATGCTCCATGACGTATTATGTTTATGGTGCAGAGGGAAGCAGAACAACTGATAAAGTTGAAACGCTGTTGACAGTCTGTAGGCGACAATATAAACTATTCATATTGGGTCAAGATTATTCAATAGAACAATTGAGAATATTAGTTCCCGAAACTAGTTTTGTTCCCCACATATACCACGATGCAAAATACATTGGTGGCATTAAAGAACTGTACGATTATTTGTATAGCGAAGTAAAAATGGAAAAACAATTCCAAAACGAAACCCGAGAACTTGACAATTGATTGGATTATGAGTATACTAGAGACATTGAACGAAAGATATTTTTAACATGGAGAACTTTGATATGACAACTTTTAATTATTCAACAACTACACCAAAAGAACAAAAAGCATTTCGGGACTGGCTGACTAGCCATCTCAAATACGGTCCTGTGACTGTTGACTTTCTGAAGAAAGATGGTACAATGCGTACTATGAAATGCACATTGCAGGAATCTGCAATCCCAACATACGAAAAGAAAACCGAACGTGTTCGTACAACTTCAACTGACGATGCTATCTCCGTAGTTGACTTAGAGAAAAACGAATGGCGTTCGTTTCGTTACGATTCTGTTAAATCTGTATCATTTACATTAGGCGAATAAATTATGAAATTTTCCAAGATCAATCCTGGCGCTGACGCACAAGCATTTGGCACAGAACCTTCTTGGACCAATCAAGACGAAATCAGTAATCTTAAGATTGCTGAAATCCGTGCTTTGAATTGGTATAATTATTTTTGCGATAACAAACAAGCAAAAACTTTTGTTGTAGAATACATGGCTAGTATTGGTAGACCAAAAGAAGAAATTTCTTTGATCGTATCAAGTGATGCATCTATTCCAGTACAACTTGGTTGGGTAGCACGTATGATGTGTATGGGCTACGAACCATCTGACACATTCAAAAACTTCTTTGTCAAAGAGTTTAAGACTGTCATTGAGACTGCAAAGAAAACCAAAAAACCAAAAGCACCAACTGTTACATTAACTGCACCAGTCGTGTCTATTCAAGATAGAATTCGTGAGAAAGCCTCTGAGGAAGTTGGTGAGATTGAAGGTCTAGTGGATGACTTCATTGCTGGTGGATGTAAATCTCCTCCAGACATGCAATCTTATTTAAAGAATCGTGCATTGTCTTCCGTTGTACAGAAGCGTATGTGTGAATCGTTCATTAAGCGTTCTAAAGAATTTGAAGATGCAATGAATACATCCGATGCTGATATCAAAGAAGCATATTCTAATTTCAGTAAAGTGCAATTGCGTAAGATTAAAGAATTCTATGATGCAATCGTTGCAGAAACAAATCGTGCCGCAGAATCTAAACCTACCCGTAAAGCACGTAAAGTTAAAGAGAAGCCCGCAAGTGTGATTGCCTCTAAGGTTCAATACATGAAAGATTTCGCTGAGTTGAATTTGAAGAGTGTTCTGCCAGAAAAGATCATTGGTGCAAATCAAGTGTGGTTGTACAATACCAAAACAAAATTGCTTGGCATGTACAATGCTGACAATGCGAAAGGGTTGACAATCAAGGGTACAACAATTCAAAACTTCAATGCTGAAACATCTACCGGCAAGCGTTTACGTAAGCCCGAAGTGACTGTTAAGCAAGTACTTGATGGTGGTAAGATTGTCTTGAAAAAACTGTTAGATGGCTTATCTACCAAGCCTTCCGAATTGACAGGGCGCATTAACTCTGATACAATTATTGTTAGAGTAATAACTGGATAACTTAAAATGATTTTGATTGACTTGAATCAAGTAATGATTTCAAATCTAATGATGCAGATAAATTCAAATGCGTCAAATGTAATTGATGAAAACATGGTTCGCCACATGGTGCTGAATAGCATTCGCATGTACAACATGAAATTCAAAGATAGCTATGGTGACATTGTTATTTGTTGCGATGATAAGAAGTACTGGCGTAGAGACTACTTTCCATACTACAAAGCTGGTCGTAAGAAAGACAGAGAAGAATCTCCGTTTGACTGGAATCTAATCTTTGAAACGCTAAACAAAGTGCGTGACGAAATCAAAGAATACTTTCCATACAAAGTGATTCAAGTTGACAAAACTGAAGCAGATGACGTTATTGCTACGTTGACGCACAAGTTTGGTGTTCCACTTAAGAACAGCACTACCGAAAAGATTCTGATTCTATCTAGCGACAAAGACTTTATGCAATTGCAGAAGTTCGCAAACGTAGAACAGTATAGTCCAATGGGTAAGAAGTTCTTGCGTACAAATACACCAGAAGCCTTTCTGAAAGAACACATCATCAGAGGCGATAGAAGTGATGGTATTCCTAATTTCATGTCTTCCGATGATACATTTGTCGTAGAAGCACGACAAAAACCTGTAACTGAGAAAAAGCTAAATAAGTGGTTAGAAGAAGAACCTGAATCTTTTTGTGATGAAGTGATGCTGAGAAATTACAAGCGAAACGAATTGCTGATTGACCTGTCGAAGATTCCAACTGAGTATCAAGAAAAGATTCTAGATGCTTATGACAATACCCCTAAACGTGGTAGGGAAAAACTACTTAACTATTTTATCCAAAACCGCATGAAGCAGTTGATGGAACATATACAGGAATTTTAAAATGGCTATTGATATTAGTAAGATGACTTTGCCTGAGTTGCTAAAACATATCGGAGATTTGCCTGCGGCAAAGAAAGCAAGTGCATTGAAGCAAATTGCAAATTTAACACCAGAGTTGAAAACTGTTCTCAAATATACATTTCACAAAAATATACAGTTTGAGTTGCCTAAAGGCGCACCTCCATACAAAGAGATGGAGACTCCAGAAAATTGGGGGCACAATAGGTTACCTAAAGAGTTAAGAAAGTTTCAGTATTTTATAACTGGAACCACATTGAATACCATCAAACGGGAAGCAATGTTTATTGAAGTTCTTGAGAGTGTTTCACCCGAAGAAGCTAAATTAGTTTTGATGATGAAGGATAAAAAACTTACGTATAAGGGCATCACTAGAAAACTTATTGAAGAAGCGTTGCCTGAAATCTTACAGGGAGAGTCAGAGTAACAAATGGCTAAAACAAAAAAGTATTCTAGTTTCCGAGACTTCTATGAAGACGAAGGTCGCAAAGGGAAACCTAAACTGAATGAGTCTAAAAAACAAAAAGACAAGTTCAAACACCAGACAAAGTTTATCGACCCACAAAATCTTAAAGAAGATGATTGGGACGAGTTTGAAGAATTTGATGACGTAAAATAACTGAGTAATATATTATGATTTTAACTGATAGAGGCGGAAAACATTTAGGCTGGTTTAAATGGGATGAAGCATTTAATCGTGCTGACAATATCAACCATGCAATATATGCGTTCTATTTTGGTGAAGATAAGCCAAGTAATGAGACTTGGCCATATGAGTTAAAAGACTCTTTCTATTTTGGTATGGCGTGTGGAAAATATCACGACATGAAAAACAGAAAGACTTGGCGAGGAAAATTAAAATCATTTGTTCAAGATAGACTTCTTAAGCACAATAAATATTTGTCCAACTTAATCGAAATTGCTGAAGACAAAGACAAATATCAGGTTCTAACAGAAGTTAAAAAATCTAAACTATTTTTTGAACATTTTTCTCCACCATTAAATCCCCAATGTCAGAGATGGGTTAGCATTTCTCTTCCTCCAGATAATTATGATACAGTTGCACTCCGTGCGCTTGTGAGTGCTGTAGAGTCGGAATACATTTTATTGTATGCAGAAACACACAAACAAACACCTCTGTTAAATTTAGATGAAATATATGAATCGGATCGTCAAAGAGATTCGTATTCAAATCGTATGATGAGTTCCCCTAGCATTTTAAAATTTTGTGAGTAAATTATGAAAAAAGAATTGGATGAAGCACTAGTAGCAAAGTACCCAAAGATTTTTAAGTATCGTCATGCACCAATGACACATACTGCTATGTGTTGGGGTTTTGATTGTGGTGATGGTTGGTACAACATCATTGATGCATTGTGTTCAAACATTCAACATCATGTGGATAATAAACGTAAAGATCGTGCAAGAGCATTGCGATTTAATCGTGCATTGAAACGTGCATTGGCTGGAGATATACGCCCACTTCAAATGCATTTTAGTTTTGGTAGTTATACAGAGCCAACTTCATTTGGAATTGAATGGGCAAATAAAGCAATTGAAAAAGCAGAGTTCAGAGAAGTTCCTACATACATACCATACATCACAGCAAGTCAAGTGAAAGAAAAGTTTGGTGGATTGCGATTCTACACCAATGGCTTTACTGATGAAGTGAGTGGAATGATTCGCATGGCAGAGTCCATGTCATATCGTACATGTGAAGTGTGTGGTAATCCTGGTCGTTCAAATAACTATGGATGGATTTCAACATTGTGCGACACCCACAGATTAGAACGTGGAGAAGACTTGCCGCAAAACGAGGAACTAGAATCCGAAGATTGAATACCAAGGTACTAATACCCATTTCCAAGCCGTCCTAGACGGCTTTTTTGTTGTTTTCCAGCAACAAAAGCCAAAATAGTTGTTGACGTACCTACCGAACCGTGTATAATAGATTCTGTAGTGAGTAAGATTAATAGGAGATTTAGATGCTTACAGTTTTGATGATTTTTGCAGTAATGGTTTTGTTTGGTGCCGCTGTTAGTGGTTCTGTTACGACCCTCGGCTGATTTTAATTTTTAAGGAAAAGAAAATGATTGACGGATTTAACGAATATCTAGATTGCATCAAAGCTGACTATATCAAGTGGCAAGGTGATACTCCTACTGAAACACAAAAAACAATGGCGCAAGATTTTTGCGATTCCTTGTCCTATGAAGTTGGTCGTAGTTACATCAAAGTAATTATTGGTCGTAAAGGTAGCGGTCGTTCCGTGCATTCGTTTGTTTGTCTCCGTGACATGGGCAAGTTCACAAAGGGAGACATTTTGAAAGCGGCTGGTTGGGCGGCTCCTGCAAAGAATTTTGCCCGTGGAAACACGATGGCACGTACTTTCCAGAACATTCGTTGGATGGGAGCAATGTGAATACCAAAGTATTCAGTTGCAAAAAAACAACAGAATTGAAAATAGTTGTTGACAAGTGTGCCCATTGTGGTATACTAGAGTCTAGAGATTGAGAAAAGAAAAGGAAATTTCAAATGCGTACTAAAACCTACATCCAAGGCTTCAAAAATTCACAGAAAATTCGTGTGATGTTTGACGGAATTGGTGTCTACACCACAGTTGCTGGTGTGTCGAGTGTGTTTGCTACATACACCCATTCACAAGCGGCTAATGATGCTCTGTTGCGTTTGTCTTACATGCGTTACATGGCACAAAAAGATGGTGCGTTGGTTCCCACAGGTGTTGGTATGACAAGTTACAATACCTCGCAAGTTGGTACGCAAGTTCAAGTTGATTTGATTTAAGGAAATAAAATGACTACATTATCACATGATATCTCTTACGGAATGTTTAGCGAAGTCGGTAACTTAGCCGTTCACGGTGTTGTTGTTGCCGCAGTAACAATGAACCTCACATGGCCAGAAACTTACAAGTGTCTCAACATGTTAGCCAAAAATGATTACAGCAAATTTGGTGAAGCGATGGACACTACAGT